CTTCTAATAATTGTTTAACTGATATATCTTGATTGAATTTATTAGGTAAATGAGTATCAGGACTCATATTATATTGCATAATCAAATGTGGATACAAACTATTTAAATCAAATGACATTACCCATTCATGTTGTCCTATTTGTGGTTCTTTAACATAAGCACCCACAATTCTTGAATCTTGAGCTCCTTTCTTTGGTGGTGGAACCATACCTCGTTTCTTTAAGAAATTGTAAATAAGTAAATCCCAATATCGAACTGAACCAAAGACATCTTGATAATTACACTTAGCACTATATGCCATAGTGATAGCTAAATCCATTAGTTTTAACTTATCATCTAAAGCTTCTACTAATTCACAATCTCTGATATTATATTCTAAAAACTTCTGATAATCATTTCGATAAAATAGATGCATCGCTCCGAACTCTGAATAATCTATTTTCTTTTTACCAAGTTCTACTTCTGTAATATGATCTAACCGATATGTTTCTCTAGTAATGTATGTAAACTTCTTATACATCTGTAAATAATCTAATATAGATATTCCAGATATATTATATGAAACCATTTTCTTTTGGCCCATATAAAACCATTCTCTTGAAGTAACTAATTTATGTGGTGATAATTCTCTAACTGTATCCCAATTAAATAATTTCCAAATTCTATTAACAAGATATGCAATATCAAATGTTTCAACATTCCAACCTGTAATTATATCAGGGTCTAATTCTTTCCATACTTTCATAAAAGTTTTCAACAGCTGTTTTTCATGTTGACATTTATGATATTTTACATTGGGATTATCTGTTTTGAATTCAAAATTATCTGTTCCAATGACATGAATTGTATCATGTCCAAACAACTTCATTGTGATAGCATTTACTTTTTCTTCGGCATCAACAGGTTCTGGAAATCCATTTTCACATTCACACTCAATATCAATACAAAGAATATTTAATTGTTTAAGATCAAACTCTATATCACTAGGAAAGCTTTCATTAATATAAGTGTATTCCCATGAATCTAATCCATGAATATCAACATTTGTACCTTTAAACTTTTTACTCCAATTACGAGCATGATTAATTGAGCCAAATTTCTTAGCTTGTAAGAATTCGCCTCGAATAGATTTTGTTGCTGTTTGTTTTTTTGTTGGAATATATAAAGTAGGTTCGTATTGTAACCTCTTTACATATCTTTTACCATTTTTTATACCACGAACTAATATGAAATCTCTATACTTCTGTACATTTGTATAAAAATGCATTAAAGTTCGTTAGTTGGTACAAAATGATTTTTAATACATAAAAGTTTTTCTTCTGCATGAGCCATCTTTTCAACTTCGACATCTATCGCAGCTACGATATCAGGATGTTCTCCGATACCAACTGGATTAGTCAAATAAACATGAATGTTTGCGTTAGCTTGTGCCATTTCACCCTTATATTTTATTATGAGTGCTTCTCTCAATATTTTTTCCATAATATAATTTCCTATTTTTTTAATAATCGACCTTTCGAATCGAACTTATCAGTTACATCAACATCGCGTAACCTATCCATTAATCGTTTTGAACGATTGTAAACTTGTTTTGCCCACCGAGAATCTAAACCTTCTTTTGATGCAGTCTTATAATCTTCTTTATTTATAGCTGTCAGCATCAGTTGAAATTTCTTCAATTTAGTTATCCCTAAATTAAAAGCCATATTTGCAATGATCAATTTAACTTCTTCTGGCCAATCTCTCCAATTGTTATGAAAATGATCTTCACATTCTTTGAGAACATTAGCTAAATCATAAAACAAAAGTTCATCTGCTCTTGTTTGTGTAATTGGAGTTCCTACACCCACTCCCCATTCTTCATCTGAAGGTAAAATAAGATGCCCTACACCTACTGTAAAATACCCTAAATGATCTTTATATACTTTTAATACAGATCCTTCATCTGAAATGATTTCTTCTTTAAGTCTTATTCTAAATTCGTTACTATATTCCACGATTGAGTTCCTTTATTCCTTCATTCGCTAATAATTCTATGAGTATATCACCCATAAGTTTATTAAAATCTTCATCTTCCGATATAGTATTTAGTAATTCTTCTGGACAGACTCTAACAGCTCTATCAAAATTAACAGTAGGTATTTCAGATTTTTCTTTAGGAATAAGTTCTACTTTTCCATACTGAAAAATAACATTTCTGTACTTACCTTTAAGAATTTTAATAGCCTTTTCTCCACTTTCATGTACAACTTCTGAATAAAGTCCATCATCAAATAGTGGATAATATGTATTTAGTGTTTCATCTTCCTTGGCCACGATATCTTTTATGTGATCTTCTTTTATCTTTATTCATGGTTGACATACCAATCTTAATTCTTCTACCACGGCCGCCCTGACCTTGTGATGTACACTTTTTATTTTTAGATAATTCCTGTTGTCTGCGATAAATAAGTGCCATTTATTTCTTCTTATTCTTTGAACCTTTTGGTCGGCCTCTACCTCTTTTAGCAGTAGTCTTTCTAGCTTTAGATTGAGGTTTTTTACCATCTTTGTAAGCTTCATTTCTATCAGTTGTAGATTTATCATCAGGGACAAAACGCCCTTTTGAATCTCTAGCTCTATCACCAGATCCACCTATTAAAAACTCAACTATCTTTTTCCAATAACTCATTATCTGTTTCCTTTTCATTATTTAATTCTTGAATATAAGGATCCTCATATTCAATATAATCAAGTTCTGGTTCTTTTACTTTTTTAAATTTAATTAATTCCAGAAATTTCTTAATCATACTATATATTATAACAGCAAACGCTGAGATGTCAATACCCCAGCGCGCACTATTTTTATTTATTCAGCTAAGAATTGTTTCTTAGTTGATTTTTCGAGTTTACCAATCTCAATAGTTCTGGATTTCTTTTCTTCCGGAACTACTCTTTCTGCGTAAATAGCTAAAATGCCATTTGAAAGATCAGCACCTTTAACCACAACATCATCTGCAAGAACAAAGTTCCTTGAGAATTTACGTTGTGAAATGCCTTGATGAACAAACCCATTATCCTTATCACTAAGCTCACCTGAGACTGTCAAATTAGATTCTTTAACTGAAACAGTTACGTCCTCTTCTGAAAATCCGGCTAGAGCCAATTCAATAATATAAGTATCTTCCTCAGATCCTTTTCGGATATTATAAGGTGGATAGTTGGTTGTTGGTAAAGAACGGACACGATCTAATTCATTAAAGACTGAACCGAATCCGATTGAAAAGGGACTAAAATCGTCCCATATGCTTAACTTATTCATAAAGTTTCCTCCTATTAGTAAGCAAGGTTAAAAAAGTAAACCCTTTCGGCGTTTACCATTATATTTATAACAATTAAATGTTATAAATTCCGTAAAAGTTCAGCTTTTTTATCAAGCCACAACTTTTTAAATTCTAGATTTTGAGCTCTCTCAGCTGCCCTATTAAGAAAAAATACTCTCCTTATCGGGTCTTTTAGTTCTACTTTTAATTTATTCATTCTACAAATTTTCCTAATTTAATTCTATTTAATACAGTTTGTTTATGTTCACTATCTGGTCCACCATATTTGAATTTTGCCTTATCATGTCTATTGACTGTTGCTTTACAAGTAAAACAATCTCCATTCACTAATGGGTGCACTGAAACAGTTTCATCATCATCAGTAATTGTGCCTTCTTCTTCTTTTATTAAATGATTATCAACTAACCATTCTGGCAGTTTGAGAGTAAAATCATATCTCTCTTTTTCTTTTCCGACCCAATGGCCTTCTATTTCTTTTGTTTCATTCATATTTTATAAAAGAGCTTTAATTTCAGCCTCTCTATCAAATGAAAGATGGCTTACATAACAATAATATTCTACATCATCTGAAACTTCTTGAGCTTCCATATCCCATTTAATTGCAGTAGATTGTGAAACATCATGTTTAAGCATGTAAGAATTTATAAATTCTTTCCATTCTTTATAAGCTTCTTTTTCTCTTTTAGCTTCTTCTTTGGTTTGTTCTTTAATAACTTTGCCTAAACGGTCAATTTCTTTGTCGTATTCTTCAACAGTTTTTGGGTGACCATAATAGCCGCCTGGTCTAATACCATTGGCATCTTTATAAAAATCTGAATAAATAGTTGCTGCTTGTTCTAAGTCAGATAATTCTTCCCATTTTCTCATATTTTTTGTGCTCTAACTTTTTTGTTATAAAGTCTTTTATTTGCTTTTTTCTCTTTTCTAGAGAGAGAATTTATAACTTTTATATTAGTTTTTATCATTGTTTATATTATACTAAAAGTGTACCCGCGGATACAAGGAAAAGCCTCAATTAAGGGCTTTCCTTTTTTACTCATTATTTTTTAACAAGGTTTCTGCGTTCCTTTTTCGTCTGCTTGTTGTCC